TTTAGCGGCGACTAATCCAGTTTGAGGTCAACAAACCACGAAATGCAAATAACGGAGCAGCTATCTTTGCTGCTCCGAACACCCCCCCCTCGTCTTGAAAACGTCAATCCAGAGAAGGACTGCGACACATGAACTTAAACGGTGATCCTAACTACGACGACCGAGCCACAGGTAGACGCACTTATCGGGAGACAAGCTTCTCGGCATCGAGCCGTGACTGGCGCTGCCATGATTGCGGAAAGCTACTCGGTAAATGCAATGGTCAGCAAATGCACATTCGCAGGAAGAGTGCTGAATTCATGGCAAGCTTCCCAATTACAGCCAAATGCCCCGGCTGTGGGGCTTTGAACTCCAAGAACAAAGCCTGATCACGCGGTAACGCGCGCTCTTCCCCCATTTTCTGAAATTATAGAGGTGCATGACGCCCTGACTTGGCCATGAGGAGGTGCTGGACGCCCGGCCGTAAGGCAGGCGTCCAATGGCTTCCACGTGGCACGAGATCCGTGATCACCTTCTTCGTTCGTCCAGCACGCTGGAATTTCATCGCAACTTTCAAACCATCCGCCGCTCTTGCAAGCCCCTTGCGCCATACGGCGACCCAGCGGCGGTTCTTGATGTACTGCATCGAGGTAACGTCCCCTCGGAGCGCAAGAACGAGCTGCTGACCAACCTCGTTGTCGCATCACAGGCTAAGGGGGGGGCTGCTGACGCCGCCCTCACCACGATGCTTCTGGCGCTGTGGCCGGCATTTGACGCAGTCCGCCGCAGAGCTCTGTCGCGGCAACTCGGCACTGTTGACGATATCACGTCGGAGGTGCTCGCTCGGGCAACCACCGCTATCCGTGGTTTGGACCTCCAGCGGGTCACGTGGATTGCGGCGACCATCCAGCGCAATATTGAACGCGACATGATCCGCGCGCGGCAGCGTGAAGCGCTGTGGGAACGCGAAATCGCCGAAGAATACAGAACTACTCGCGAAAGCAGCCTCAGCGACACTCCGGCCTTGGGCAGTCAAACATTGTTCCGCAAGGACCTCGTCGAACTCATCGGAGCCGATGCCGCGCTCGTGATCCGCGTGGCAATAGACGGCTTCACGCAAGCTGAGGCTGCGGCGGAACTTGGCATCCCGATGGAGGCTGCGCGCAAGCGCTACCAGCGCGCAATGAAGCGGCTCCGCGATGCCTTCGAAAAAATTGACTGACCTGATGTCCCATGTGGGCCCAGCCGTTGGCTTTTCCCATTCAGACGCCACCGCGCGTCCCAACCCAAACGGAAAGACGACACCTATGAAACATGATGCCGACCTGCTGTTTGAGGACCTGAAACGGCTTCCCGGGCTCTATCGCCGCTGGGAATTGACCGAGGTCTTTGAGCAGCACCGCAACTACCAGATCGAGGACGCCGGTACACACGCCGACGGAACGCCGCTTCTGGCCATCTATGTCAGCGATCCCATCGCAGATTACCAAGGGGAGATACGCTGATGGCCATTTCTCTTGCATCTCTGCGCACCAGTTCGGCGCTCCAACCACCGCGTATCCTGATCCACGGCGTAGCCGGGGTCGGCAAATCCACCTTCGCGGCTGACGCGGGCGCGCCGGTGTTCATCATGACCGAGGATGGTCTTGGCAAACTGCAGGTCCCGCATTTTCCGTTGGCGACCAGTTATGCCGAAGTCGCGGAAGCGCTCGAGGCATTGCTGGAGGAAGATCACGACTACGGCACCGTCGTGGTTGACAGCGTCGACTGGCTTGAGCCGCTGATCTGGGCTGAGGCGTGCAAACGCAATGGTTGGCAGTCGATCGAAACCCCGGGCTTTGGCAAGGGCTTCGCAGAGGCGCTGACCATCTGGCGTGAATATCTCGATAAGCTGAATGCGCTGCGCGACCGCAAAGGCATGGTGGTCATCCAGATTGCTCACACCGACATCAAGCGGTTCGATAGCCCCGAGCACGAACCCTACGACCGGTACGTGATCAAGCTGCAGACCCGCGCCTCGGCGCTGCTGCAAGAGCATTCCGATGTGGTGCTCTTTGCCAACTATCAGATCTCGGTCGCCAAATCCGATGTCGGCTTCAACAAGAAGGTGACCCGGGCGCTCGGGTCCGGTGCGCGCGTCATGCACACCGAGGAGCGTCCCGCCTTCCTCGCCAAAAACCGTTACGGCCTGCCGGACACTCTGCCGCTTTCGTGGTCAGAGTTCCTCGCAGCCATGCCCCAATCCCAATGATTGCCTTGAAAGGATACGACCATGGCACGTTTTGATACGTCATTTGACGCCACCAGCGTTGAACCCACCACCCCCTATGAGCTGCTGCCCGCAGGTAAATACCGAGCTCAGATCGTCGAGAGCGAAATGCGCGTGACCCGCAACGGTATGGGCCAGTTCCTCTGGCTGATGCTGGATATTTTGGACGGCCAGCATAAGGGCCGGAAGATCTTTGATCAACTGAACCTGGTTAACCCGAACCCCACCACGGTCGAGATTGCACAGCGGACGCTGTCGGCAATCTGCCATGCGACGGGCCGGATGCATGTCAGCGACAGCGAGGAACTGCACCTGATCCCGATGACGATCCAGGTAAAGATCAAGCCGCCGAAGAACGGCTACGGCGAGAGCAATGCCATTGCTTATTTGCCGCCTGAAGGTGGGGGCGCCACGGCCGCTGCGGCAAAGCCTGCTGCAACCCCAGCAGCACCGCCCTCAACGCAGGCCGCTTCCGCGCCGCCCAAGATGGCCTCCGCGCCCTGGAACAAGAAGGGCTGATCATTCGCGCTGCTCCGCATCCCTGACTGACGGGGCAGCGCCCAAACCCATCTGAGGATATTCCTATGACTGACCTGCATAACGCGGCCCCTCGGGCCGTGATCAGCTCCGGCTTGCCTGATGACCAGCGCCGGTTGATCGCACTCGACGACGATATTGCCAAGATCCGCACGCAGATTGCGACTGCTGATCTGGCGCGCCAACGGGGGCAAAAGCCCATCGACCCTGACTGGTTTCACCGGGCGCGCACCGCGCTGCGCCACCTGTGCCGCGAGCGGTCCGAACTGCTGGCAAAAGGTACCGGCCGCCGTCGCCGCGAAAAGCTCAAAGATGCTCTGATCGGCGTCCTGCGCGAGCGCCATGACCCGGACACTTGGAGCGGCATTCTGGCCGAGGCCCAAGCCCGTAGCGAACGGGAGGGCTTGTGATGGCTGATCTTCCCGCACCACCCACGCCAACGCTGACGGCGATCTACGCCGATTATGAGGCCCGCCAGGGCGATGGCTTCCGTGACCATCTCGGCGCATCCATCATCGGTAAATCTTGCGCACGCGCGCTCTGGTATGATTTCCGCTGGGTGACGCCGTCACGCTTTTCCGGCCGCCTGCTGCGTCTGTTTGAGACCGGCCAGCTGGAAGAGGACCGTATGGTGCGCAACCTACGTGCCACCGGGGCCACTGTTTTGGAACTAGACCCCGAAACAGGACGGCAAATCCGCGTGGAGGCCCATGGCGGTCATTTTGGCGGCTCGCTGGATGGCGTCGCCCTCGGTTTGCTCGAGGCCCCGAAAACCTGGCATGTGCTGGAATTCAAAACGCATGGCGTCAAAAGCTTTGCCGATTTGACCGCAAAAGGCGTCGTGGCATCGAAGCCACAGCACGCTGCGCAGATGCAGATCTACATGCACCTGACCGGTATCACCAACGCGCTCTACATGGCGGTCTGCAAAAACACCGACGCGCTGCATATCGAGCGGATCGAGGCCGACAGTGCGATGGCCGAGCGTCTGTTGGACAAGGCTGGCCGGATCATCTTCGCCCAGCATCCGCCCGCGCGGATCAGCGAGGACCCGGCATGGTTTGAATGTCGGTTCTGCGACCACCATGCCGCCTGCCAAGACAGTGGCGGTGCTGCCGTGACCTGTCGGTCCTGTCTGCATTCCACCGCAGTCGATGGCGGATGGCATTGCGCCCGGCACGATCGAATGCTGGTGCCGGCTGAGCAGCGGACCGCTTGCGGCAGACATCTCTTCATCCCTGATCTCGTGCCGGGGGAGGTCATCGATGCGGGAGACGACATTGTCACCTACCGCATGAACGATGGCGCCTCCTGGTCAAATGATGCCCGCAATACGGAGGCTGCGCCATGCTGACCCTGCGCCCATACCAAGAGGCTGCTATTGCTGCCATCTACAAGTATTACGAGAAAAATTCCGGCAACTGTTGCGTTGTCATCCCAACAGCCGGCGGCAAGTCGCTCGTCATGGCGTCATTCATCGAAGGGGTGCTGAAGGCGTGGCCGGATCAGCGCATCCTGATCGTGACCCATGTGCGCGAGTTGATCGCCCAGAACCATGCCGAGATGATCGGGCTTTGGCCAGAGGCACCGGCGGGCATCTATTCGGCGGGCTTGGGCAAACGCGAGGCGCAGGCCCGTGTTTTGTTTGCAGGCATCCAATCCATCCATCGCCGCGCTCATGAAATCGGCCACACCGATCTGGTGTTGATTGATGAGGCTCATTTGATCCCGGGCAATTCTAGCACGATGTACAGACGCTTTCTGGACGCGCTGCAGGCGATCAATCCTGAGCTGAAGGTGATTGGTCTCACCGCCACACCGTTTCGCACTGGCAGCGGCATGCTGCATGAGGGCAAGGACGCACTCTTCACTGACATTGCCTATGAGGCGCCGGTGCGCGATCTGATTGACGCAGGGTATCTGAGCCCACTGATCTCGAAACAGCCCAATACGCGGCTCGACGTCTCGAAGGTCGGCACCCGTGCGGGCGACTTCATTGCGCGCGATCTGGCAGCCGCTGTCGATCAGGAAGCGACCACGAGGGCGGCCGTTACCGAGATCATCACCCATGGAAAAGACCGCAAATCCTGGCTGGCCTTCTGTTCTGGCGTCGAGCACGCACGCCACGTCGCCGAGGAGTTTGCCTGCCAAGGCATCACCTGCCGCACAATCTTTGGGGACACGCCAAAGGAGGAGCGCGATGCCATCATCGCGGCCTTCAAGCGCGGTGAAATCCGCGCACTGGCCTCGATGGGGGTGCTTACGACCGGGTTCAATGCGCCCGCCGTCGATCTCATCGCGCTGCTGCGTCCCACCAAGTCCGCAGGGCTTTATGTCCAAATGGTCGGTCGCGGCACGCGCTTGGCTCCGGACAAGGAAAACTGCTTGGTGCTCGACTTTGCGGGCAATGTCCGCCGCCACGGGCCGATCGATCTGGTCCGCCCGAAACGCCCAGGCGATGGCGGGGGTGGCGAGGCCCCCACAAAGGTTTGCCCCGAGTGCGACAGCATCATGGCGCTCTCGGCGACGGAATGCCCTGATTGTGGCTATGTCTTCCCAGCACGTGAGGTGAAGATCGCCCCCACAGCGGCCACGCTCCCGGTTCTGTCGCCGAAAGTCGAGTGGCTGCCGGTCCACGGCGTGTCCTACAGCCGTCATGACAAGCGCGGCGGGCTGCCCTCAATGAAGGTCACCTATAGCTGCGGGCTCAAGTCCTACAACGAATGGGTCTGTGTCGCGCATCAGGGCTATGCGCGCCAGAAGGCGCTCGAGTGGTGGCGCAAGCGCGCGCCGGGCTGCCCGATGCCGCGCACTGTCGACGATGCCATTGCGCAGGCGGGGCAACTGGCCCGGCCAACCGCGATCTCGGTGCGCCCGTCTGGCCGCTTTCTTGAAATCTCCGGCTACAGGTTTGATCCATGCGCCACATCAACTCCGGCCTCTGCGCCGTCTGCCGCCGGGAACCTCGCGGGTTTGGTTGGTTCAACCCGATATTCACAGTCTCGGACAAGCGGCGGGACCAAAGCCGCAAAAACCTCTGTTCTCGCATCTGCCAGAACATCTGTCACTGGAGGTCAGGCATGATCGATCCCACCCCAAATGAAATGCAGGCTATGAGCGTTGGCGGCCAATATGGTGGCGAATACCTCGAGAGTATCGGCAAATCGGATCTCGCCACCCTGACTGAGACCGAGTGGGATCGCTTCCTTGATGCGGTCATTACCGGATATTGCGATCAACTGCGCGCGCTGGCGGGACAAGACCGCACTCGGCTCGACGCTATGACCCCGGAGGTGCCGTTCTGATGGCAAATACATCTTATATGGCGCGCTTCGGCGCACGGCTGGTCACCAATGGCTATGGCATCCTGCCGATCGGTCCGGGCACCAAAAAGCCCGGGCAGTTCAAGCGTGGGGCGTGGGCGGACTATCCAGAATGGAACCGGCACACCGAGCGCCCGACCACGGAGGTGGAGGTGACGACGTGGTCGGCCTGGCCCGAGTGTGGCGTCGGGCTTGTTGGCGGTGCGGTTGCGGCCGTCGATATCGACGTTGTTGAGGACGCAGAACTTGCGCTCCGGATCGAGCGATTGGCGCGCGAACGGCTGGGGGACACGCCCGCGCTGCGCATCGGCAAGGCGCCTAAACGAATGCTGATGTATCGCACAGAAACCCCATTCCGGGGCATTAAGCGTCATCCGCTGGAGGTGCTTTGTCTGGGTCAGCAGTTCGTGGCCTACGCCAACCACCCGGACACGGGCGCGCCCTATGCCTGGCCAGAGGAAGGGTTGGCTGATCTCGATATCACGGAGCTGCCTGAAATCACCGCAGAGATGGCACGCGCCTTTCTCGATGAGGCCTATGCGCTGTTGCCCGGACATCTGCGGCAACGTGGCCTTGCGACAGCATCACCTGCCACGGAGCACCTGCAGGCCCACAGCCAAATGGGAACAGTGCCCGCCATTGAGGCCGCGCTGACATGGCTGCCAAATGCGGAATTGGATTATGACAGCTGGGTGCGGATTGGTATGGCGCTGAAGGGCGCGCTTGGTGGGGCTGGGGGCGATATCTTCGCTGGCTGGTCAGCGCAGGCGGCCAAGGATGTGCCCAGCACCACAATGAAGGCCTGGGCCAGCTTCAAACCGGACCGGATTGGCGCCGGCACGATCTATCATCTCGCGATGGAGCGCGGATGGCAACCTGATGCCTCGCTATGCCTGGACGGTGCTGTGGCCTGTGATGGCGAGCACCCAGCGGCGGGGCTGTTGTCCAAGCTGGGAGAACAAGCCGAGGGTGATCAAGACCCTCCAGCCACCTCGCCATTCACGCTAATCATGCCCGATGGATTGGTGGGGGATCTGACCGACTACATGCTGTCGACAGCCCGGCGTCCGCAGCCGCTTTTGTCGCTCGGCGCCAGCCTTTGCGCGATTGGTGCGCTCATGGGACGGCAGTATCGCACCGAGAGTAACCTGCGCTCGAACCTGTATGTCGTGGGCATTGCGGATAGCGGATCAGGCAAGAACCACGCCCGCGAGATCATCAACGAGGTCTTTTTCGAGGCGGGGCTGGCCCATCATCTCGGTGGCAACAAGATCGCCTCCGGTGCGGGGCTTTTGACCGCGCTGCACCGCCAGCCTGCGATCCTCTTCCAGATCGATGAGTTTGGTATGTTCTTGGCAGCGGCGGCCGACCGGCGGCGCAGTCCACGCCATATCACCGAAATCCTCGACAACATGACCGAGCTTTACACGGCCGCGGGCGGGATTTTCCTTGGTGCGGAATATGCCAACCGTGATGGCTCAAACGAGCGGCGGGATATCAATCAACCCTGCTTGAGTGTCTATGGCACTACGACGCCTTTGCACTTCTGGGGTGCATTGCAGGGCGCAAACGTCGTCGACGGCTCGCTGGCCCGCTTTCTGATCTTGCCGAGTGATGAGGATTATCCGGACGAAAATATCGCCGTGGGCATGCGCCAGGCTGATCCCGCGCTGATCGCCGGGTTGCAAAGCGTGGCCTCTGGTGGTGGGCACCAGAAAGGCAATCTTGCGGGCAAGACGGCCGATCAGAACACCGCTGTGAACCCGACTATCGTGCCCATGACCGAGGAGGCACGGGCCCGGTTTCGGCTGCTCAGCGCAGAGCTTACGGGTGAGTTGCGCGCGGCAAGCGGAACAGCCTTCACGGCGATCCTGGCCCGAATTGGGGAGAACGCGTTGAAACTGGCGCTGATTGTGGCGGTTGGGCGCGATCCGACAAACCCTGCGATCGACCTCTCGGCCGCAGATTGGGCCATTGATTTTGTGCGCCATTATGCGCGGCGGACCATGGAGGCTGTTGAACGCCATGTCGCGGACACCGAGACAGAAGCGCATCTCAAGCGGTTGAAGGAGATCATTCGGGCGGCAGGTGCGAAAGGCATCGCCAAATCCGAAATCACGCGCGCCTCACAATGGCTCAAGTCGCGTGACCGTGATGAGATCCTGCTGACCTTGATCGAAAGCGGGGATGTCACGACCGGCATGCGCGGCTCATCGACCAAGCAGGCCATGGTGTACAGGTTGGCGCGGTTTGGCGGGTGACGGGAGATCCTTCAAACCCACTGAAGCTGATTTTGAAGCAGGCATTGGGAATAACACCATGAGTTAAAACGGAAAAACAAAATCCTTCAAATCCTTCAATCTTTCAAGAGGACCCCTTATCCCTATACGCGTACGCGCGCGTTTAAATATTAGGAGAGAGGTACCTATTGAAATATTGAATAATTGAAAGATTATATATTATACATATAGGACAACGACTTAGGGGCGGAAATCTTTCAAGTGCCTTCCCTGAATGTTTTGAAAGATATGCTGGGCGGCCTCGTCGCCCTGCGCCTGACCTGACCAGACCACCCTTCGGGGCCTGGCGAGACCGCAGCCTTCACCGGCCAGCCCTCTCGCCTTGCTCATCAAATCGAAGAGGAGGTCTACATGACCCAACCCACACAAACCCCGCGCTGCATACTTGCGCTTGATCTAGGCACGACCACCGGCTGGGCCATCCGTGGCTTTGACGGCCTGATCACCAGCGGGACAGCGTCGTTCAAACCCGGCCGCTACGATGGCGGTGGTATGCGTTATCTGCGGTTCACCAACTGGCTAACAGAGCTTGACCGGCTGTCTGGACCGATTGCAACGATCTGGTTCGAGGAAGTTCGCCGCCACGCTGGTACTGACGCAGCCCATGTTTATGGAGGCCTGATGGCGTCACTGACAAGCTGGGGGGAGCTGAGGGGCATTCCCTATGCGGGCGTACCGGTTGGCACTATCAAGCGCCACGCCACCGGCAAGGGCAATGCGCCAAAGCAAGCGATGATTGACGCAGCGCACGCCCGAGGGTTCAGCCCAGCCGATGACAACGAGGCTGACGCCATCGCCATTCTGCACTGGGCCATTGAGACCCGGGGAGGTGTGGCATGAGGTTTACACCCAGAGGCTATGGCGGACACCGCCGTGATCCCGATCAGGTCAAACGGGACGGTTGGCACGAACAAGGTGTGCTGGCTGTCAGCGTCGACGATCAACGCCTGACCTGGCCGGAACGTGAATTGGTCGAGCAATTAGGCACAAAACTCTACGGGCCACGCCCCGTTGGGGAGGTGCGCCATGGGTGAGAAAAAGACATGGACCGCCGACGATGTCGCGGATCATTTCGAAGAAGCGTTCCGCACGCTGCGCAAGCTGCCACCGGTCAAGGCAAAGGGGTACTTCAACGCCTGGCCTGACATCGCGCGGACCAGCCGTGAGATCGCTGCGATGGAGCCGCAGCCTATGCGGGTCTGGCCGTCGGCGGCGTCGATCACACGGCTTGAGCAGACCTTCGATTGGGTGCTTTGGATTGACGAGGCCGAGCGCAAGCTGATCTGGTCGCGGGCGGCGCGTGTGCCTTGGAAGCAGATCAGCGGTGAACTTGGGGTTGACCGCACGACGGCATGGCGCAAGCACAAGCTCGCATTGACCAAGATCGCGTCGTGCCTGAATGTCTGAACGACTCCAATATGTTGCAACACTTTTGTGTTCGACACATGCAACAGTTTCGTGCTATCCGTAGGACATAATGGGGAGAGTGCGTTGGAAGACGGCTCTCCCCGTTTTTGTTGGTGGATACTTCTCTGGCTTCCGGTTTCCAACCAAGGGTCCAGCTGGCATCCAGCGCGCTAACCCACTGAATTCGCGGGTCCTTCCTGGCCCCAAACGTATACGGGGGGGCGAGGCGCGCAATATCGCTAGCGACAGGGCCCGTTTTTTGGGAAGCCACCCCAGCGGGTATCCACCCGCGATCTGACAAAAATCACAATTAAACAAACCCTTGGAGCTGGATGCCTTGGCCGCCGCTGGACCCTTCGTGGAGTCCAAGCTGGTTGCTGGTATCCGGAACCCAGGGGTCCACCCCATTGAGGCGCCCTGAACATTATGACCCTGAGCTTTGCCCCCGACGCAATCGAGACTTGGCCGCTTGCTAAGCTCCAGCCTTATGCGAAGAACGCAAAGATGCATGGCGCGGATCAGGTTGCAAAGATCGCGGCCAGCATGGCCGAGTTTGGCTGGACCGTTCCGTGCCTGGTCGCGGATGATGGAGAATTGATCGCAGGCCATGGCCGGGTGCTTGCCGCCACACAGCTGGGGCTGCTTGAGGCCCCCGTGATCGTGCTGGGACATCTGACCGAAGCACAGCGTCGGGCCTACCGGATCGCGGACAACAAGCTGACGGAACTTGGTACTTGGGACGAGGCGCTGCTATCGGCCGAGCTGAACGACCTGCTGGCAGAGGACTACGATCTCTCGCTCATCGGCTTTGATGACGCTGAACTCGAAGCGCTGTTGGCCGGAGACGTTGATCCTGAAACAGCCTCTCGCGAGGGCGAGGACGATGTTCCCGAGGCCCCCGAGACCCCAATCAGCCGTCCGGGCGATCTTTGGGTGCTCGGCAAACATCGGCTGCTCTGCGGTGACGCGACCGTGGCCACCGATGTCGATCGTCTGCTCGGTGATGTGAAACCGCAGCTGATGGTGACCGATCCGCCTTACGGCGTCGAATACGATCCGGGCTGGCGTAACAAGGCAGGAGCCGCCGCAACAAAACGTACCGGCAAGGTACTAAATGATGACCGGGCTGATTGGCGTGAGGCCTGGGTGCTCTTCCCTGGCGATGTGGCCTATGTCTGGCATGGCGCATTGCATGCGACCACCGTTGCCGAGAGCTTAGAGGCCTCCAGTTTCAATATCCGGTCGCAGATCATCTGGGCCAAGGATCGCCTGGTGCTGAGCCGCGGCGATTATCACTGGCAGCACGAGCCGTGCCTTTATGCGGTGAAGAAAACCGGCAAGGGCCATTGGGCGGGCGATCGCAAACAAACGACGCTTTGGCAGATCGCGAACAAGGATCAGGATGCTGAAACCGTACACGGCACCCAGAAGCCCGTCGAATGTATGCGCCGTCCGATCCTGAACAATTCCAGCCAGGGCCAAGCTGTCTACGAGCCTTTTATGGGCTCGGGCACTACGCTAATCGCGGCGGAAACCACGGGGCGGGTCTGCTACGGGATTGAGCTTAATCCGGCGTATGTCGATGTCGCCTTAGAGCGCTGGCAGAGGTTCAGTGGCCAACGCGCTGTTCTTGAAGGCGCCGGAACCAGTTTTGATGACCTGCGCTCAGAGCGGAGCGGCCAATGAGGCAATCCCGTCTGATGTCATTTTGTGAAGCGATTGCGAATGTTGCGGTGGGCTACGGCGTCGCTGTGCTGACGCAGACCATGATCTTCCCGATGTTTGGGCTGCACACGACGCTGGCGCAGAACCTGCAAATGGGGGCGGTCTTTACCGTCGTCAGCATCGTGCGTTCCTATGTGCTGCGGCGGGTGTTCGAGGCCATTCGGGTCCGAACGACAAAGCCGCCACTCCAGACAAGCGACGGCTCCGTTCGCGCAAGGCTCCCTTACCGCCGCGACTTCAGCGGTACAGCGGCGCGGGATCAGTCTTCGATACGATAGACGCGTCCGCGCTCCTCCACCTTTTCCGAGGTGATTGCGAGGCCTAGCTTTTTCTTGAGCGCGCCGGACATGGCGCCGCGCACCGTATGCGATTGCCACTCGGTGGCATTGGCGATCTCTTCGATGGTCGCGCCTTCAGGCCGACGTAGGAGGTCAATCACGATCTGCTGCTTCGTCTGGTGCGAGGCCGTAGCGGTTGTTTTCGGTGTGGATTTCTGAGCCATAAGTGTCTCCAGTATTTGAGGATCGCGATATGCGTCCTTCTACCGAGACAGGCCCCGCGAGCGCGGGGCATATCTTGAGGTCTGGGCAGTTCAGACCAGACCGATGTCTTTCAGACAGGCGGCTGCGTCGATCAGTTGATTGGTGGGCACCTCGATGGTGATCGTCATGCTGTCGGCGTAGGCGCGAACATAAACGCCACCGTCGTCCATCATGGCGCATTCGATCTCGTCAAGGACTGTGGTGATGCGGCTGCGATCGAATTGATCGGGTAGCTTACGGATGGCGATCCGGATGGTGCTGGTTTCCATGGCGCTTACTCCGCGTGCTCGCCTTCGCTGAAGGCGCTGTCGGTGATGCGCTTCAGCAAGCTGGCGTAATGCTCAAGGGTGCCAACATGGCCCCAGTTGATTTCGTCGGGGTGGCAGTTGAAGTGCTCGTCGCTGAGGCTCTGAAGCCGGGCGAGCATGGCGTCGATCTCGGCTTTCTTGCCAATGAAGGCGTTGATCGCAGCTTCGCGGTTCCGCGCGGCCTTCTCGGCGCGCAGTTGGTGGCGAGGCGTGGTGATCGGGTTCAAGCGGGTCATCGTGGCGGCTCCTTGGTTTTGCGCGACCGCTGCGCTGCTTGAGCGCGGTGGTGAGTTGCATCGTTTTCGTGAGATCACGTTCGCTCTACTGCGGAGGCTTATCAACGACATAAGCACATGATTTTGAATGATAATCGGAGCGCACAATGGAGGGTTTGAGCGAGCGCCAATACGCCACCCGCGTTGGTCTTTCACGCGGTGCGATCCAGAAGGCCAAGGCGACAGGACGGCTGGTGCTGCACGACGATGGCAGCATCGATGCGGTTGCAAGCGATGCCCTGCGTGCTGAGGCAACCGACCCATCCAAAACCCGCAAGAAGCCGCAGCCAAGACGCAAGCCTGTGTCGGAGGCGGCTGTCTCGGCAGTCGGTGACACTCTGAAAGAACAGGGTCTTGAGGCTCCGGCAAATAGTGGTGGCACCACCTTTTTGCAGGCCAAGACGGCCAATGAAGTGCTGAAGGCGCAGGAACGTCGTCTGCGTCTGCAAAAGCTGAAAGGCGAGTTGATCGATCGGGCTCGCGCACTGTCGCTGGTCTTTCGGCTGGCGCGCCAGGAACGTGATGTCTGGGTCAATTGGCCCGCGCGGGCGGCCGCGTTGATGGCGGCAGATTTGGGTGTTGAGCCCGCCGCCATGCAGAAAGTTTTGGAAAAACATGTCCGTGCCCAGCTCGACGATCTTGCAGAGGTCAAACCCGATCTCCGGTGATGCAGACGATATGCCGGATTTCGATGGCTCGGCAGAAATCCTGCGTGCCTGGGGCGCGGGTCTCACGCCGGATGCGGACCTGACCGTGTCCCAATGGGCAGACCGACATCGGATGCTGTCGGGACGCGCGTCGGCAGAACCTGGTCGGTATCGCACGGCCCGCACGCCTTATATGGCCGAGATCATGGACCGGCTGTCGCCTGGGGACCCGGCACAACGGATCGTGTTCATGAAGGCGGCGCAGGTCGGCGCGACGGAAGCGGGCAACAACTGGATTGGCTTTGCGATCCACCAGGCGCCGGGGCCAATGTTGGCGGTCCAACCAACGGTGGAATTGGCGAAACGAAACTCACGTCAGCGGATTGATCCGCTGATCGATGAGAGCCCGGAATTGCGGGAACGGGTCAAACCGGCGCGTTCTCGTGACGCGGGCAACACGATGCTGTCTAAAGAATTCGCGGGCGGTATTCTGATCATGACCGGGGCAAACTCGGCCGTAGGGCTGCGCTCGACCCCGGCGCGCTACATATTCCTCGACGAGGTCGATGCCTATCCAGCGTCCGCTGACGATGAGGGTGATCCGGTTACGCTGGCGGAAGCGCGTTCGCTGACCTTCGCCCATCGGCGTAAGGTGTTCTTGGTCTCAACCCCGACCATTCGCGGCATGAGCCGGATTGAGCGGGACTATGAGGCCAGCGATCAGCGCCGGTTTTTCGTCCCATGCCCGCATTGTGGCGCGATGCAGTGGCTCAAATTCGAACGGCTGCGCTGGCAGAAGGGGCGTCCCGAGACGGCGAAATATCACTGCGAGGGCTGCGAGAAGCCTATCGCGGAGCATTATAAGACGGCGATGCTGGAGGCTGGCGAATGGCGAGCAACCGCCACGGCGGCGGACCCGAATACCGTCGGCTATCACCTCTCGGCGCTCTATTCGCCCATCGGCTGGCTGAGCTGGGAGCGGATCGTGCGGGCCTGGGATGCAGCCCAGGGGTCGGATGAGGCAATCAAAGCGTTTCGCAACACGATCCTCGGCGAGACGTGGGTCGAGACGGGTGAGGCGCCGGACTGGCAGCGGCTCTACGACCAGCGAGAACACTGGAAGCCGGGCGTTGTGCCTGCGGGTGGGTTGTTCCTGACGGCTGGCGCCGATGTGCAAAAGGACCGGATCGAGGTCGATGTCTGGGCCTGGGGCCGAGGGCTCGAAAGCTGGCTTGTCGATCACATTGTTATCGAAGGCGGCCCCGATCGTCATGAGGCGTGGGGCGATCTGACCGAACTGCTTGGTCGAACCTGGCCGCATGAGCGTGGCGCGCACTTGAAGATTGCGCGACTTGCCATCGATACCGGCTATGAGGCTCCGGCGGTCTATGGCTGGTCGCGGGCGCAAGGATTTGCGCAGGTCGCGCCCGTCAAAGGCGTCGAAGGGTTCAACCGCGCAAGCCCCGTATCTGGTCCAACCTATGTGGATGCGACTGAAGGGGGCAAACGTCTGCGCCGGGGCGCACGTCTTTGGACCGTGGCGGTCTCGACCTTCAAGGCAGAGACCTATCGCTTCCTGCGGCTCGAAAGGCCGACCGACGAAGAACGCGCCGACGGTGCGACGTTCTCGCCCGGCACGGTGCATCTGCCGCATTGGGTCGATAACGAATGGCTGAAGCAATTCGTGGCCGAGCAGTTGGTGACGGTGCGCACCAAACGCGGCTTCGCCCGGCTCGAATGGCAGAAGCTGCGCGAGCGCAACGAGGCGTTGGACTGCCGAGTTTATGCTCGCGCTGCCGCCTGGATCGTGGGCTCGGATCGCTGGACGGACGACAAATGGCGGGACCTTGAAGACCAGCTTGGGGTCGCTGACGCCTCTGCGGATCCTGCGGGGCAAATCAACAGGCAAGCGCAGGCTGCGCAAGGCAAGCGTCAATCCGACTGGCTCGGACGGCGTGGAGGATGGTTTTGATGACTGATTGGACGGAAACCGAGCTTTTGGCACTGCGCCGGGCCTATGCCAGCGGCACGACGCGGGTCAGCTATGATGGCAAATCCGTCGAATATGGCTCGGCCGAAGACCTGCTGGCGCGCATTCGCACTATCGAGCGCGCCATCGCGGGCGTTAGCCGACCGCTGCCGGTGGCAGGGCTGGCGGGCTTCTCGCGCGGGGACCGCTGATGCCCGCCAACTGGTTTGATCATGCGATTGCCTCGGTTGCGCCACGAACGGCGGCGCGGCGTATCCTTGCACGCCAGGCTTTTGAAACCCTGACGCGCGGCTATGATGGCGCGACCAAAGGGCGGCGCACCGAAGGCTGGCGCGCGCCGGGCACCTCGGCCGACACCGAGGTGGGCGTCGCCGGGGCGCTCTTGCGGGATCGGATGCGCGATCTGGTTCGGAACAATCCGCATGCGGCGAAAGCTGTGGCGGTGCTCGTGAACAATATTGTTGGTGCGGGCATCATGCCCCGAGCGGCCAGTGGCAATGATACGCTGGACCGGAAGGTCGACGCGCTGTTCGCGCGCTGGTCCGCCGCAGCGGATGCCGATGGACAGCTCGACTTCTATGGTTTGCAGACCCTGATCTGCCGTGAGATGGTCGAGGCAGGAGAAGTTCTGGTGCGCCGCCGCTTGCGCCGCTCCTCTGATGGGCTACCGGTGCCGCTACAATTGCAGGTGCTGGAAGCCGACTTTCTGGATGCCACGAAATCTGGCGTGCTTGGTTCGGGGCGCTTGGTACAGGGAATTCAGTTTAATCCCATCGGCAAGCGCGAGGCCTATTGGCTACACGCTGAACATCCGGGCGATGCCTATGGCGCGATGCAGAATGGCCTTCAGAGCCGCCCGGTGCCTGCGATTGAGATCGCGCACGTATATGAAAAGCAGCGCACACAGGCGCGCGGCGTGCCTTGGGGTGCACCAGTGATCCGCAGCTTGCGCGATCTTGACGACTACGAGGTGGCCGAGCTGGTCCGCAAGAAAACCGAGGCCTGTGTCACCGCCATCGTCTTTGGCGATGATGAAGCGCAACAAGGCATCGCGCCGTCGGTGGTGGATGCTGATGGCAATCGGGTCGAGCAATTCGAGCCTGGGCTCATTGCCTATGCGCGCGGCGGCAAGGACATTCGGTTTAACCAGCCCTCTGCCACCGGCGGCTATGCAGACTATAAGCGGGCGAGCCTGCATACGATCTCGGCCGGGTTCCGTGTGCCGTATGAGTTGCTGACCGGCGATCTTAGCCAGGTGAATTATTCCTCGATCCGGGCGGGACTGGTGGAATTCCGCCGTCAGATCGACGCTGTGCAGTGGCAGCTGTTCATACCAATGTTCTGCGCCCCGGTCTGGCGCTGGTTTTGCGAGGCTGCATGGGCTGCAGGTCTGATCCCAACACCTGACGTGCCGGTAGAGTGGTCACCGCCGAAGTTCGAAGCGGTCGATCCTCAGAAAGACGCGATGGCCAACCTGTTGTCGATCAGATCCGGCACCATGACGTTGGCCGAGGTCATCGCCCGGCAGGGGCGCAATCCAGACGCCGTGCTGGCGGAGATTGCAGCAACCAACGCCAAACTCGACACCCTTGGGCTCGTGCTCGACAGCGATCCACGCCGGGTCACCAAAACCGGAAGTGCGCAGACAATCGATCTGGGTACTGATCCGGACAATGACCCGACGAATGGCTCGCCCGACAACGACACAGACCCTGCGCGGGCTGACACCGACCAACAGGATTGACCGATATGGACACAACGATCGAAATCCCGGCCTTGCGCCGGATGGCGGAGCTTGCGCCAAACTCAGCCGATATTGATGCTCGGACTGTTGAAGTCGTCTGGTCAGCCGGCGCGCGTGTGCGCCGATCAACCCTGTTTGGCGAGCCCTATGACGAGGAACTGAGCCTCGATCCGGATCACGTGCGGCTCGACCGGCTCAATGCAGGTGCACCGTTTCTGAAGGTGCATGAGGTCGATACGCTGGATGCCGTAATCGGCTCAGTTGTTCCCGGCTCAGCCCGGATCGAAAACGGCCGTGGCATTGCGCAAGTTCGGATCTCTGAGCGCGCCGATGTTGAACCGATCTGGCGCGACATCCAGGCGGGCCACATCCGCGCGGTGTCCATCGGTTATCAGGTTCATCGGTTTGAGGTCTCAAAGCCCGAGGCTGCCCGCGAGCTTTGGCGCGCAGTGGACTGGACGCCCTTTGAGGTGTCGGCTGTGCCTGTCGGCGCGGACCCCGCAGCGGGGTTTCGCGCCCAATCCCAACTTCACGATTGCGTCCTTCATCGCCGGGACGTCCCACCCACACCTAGAGGAGCTACCCCGATGACGGACACATCCAACGCCCCGGCCATAGAGGCCAAAGACAAGCCCAGCGACAACAATGCTGACGAGGATACACCCATGACCGATACCCAAAAGCCGACGGACGAACCAAAAGTCGTCGCAAGCGAAACCCGCACACAGCCAATGCCGCAAATGGCTGACATCGCCGCAGCGCCTGACACCGAGGCGGTCGCGACCCGCGCCCGCGAAACCGAACGCGACCGCGTTTCCACAATCTACGATCTGGCAGGCCGTCTGAACCTCGAGCGCGGCTTTGCCGAGGACCTGGTGAAGCGCGGCACGGATATCGGCGAAGCGCGCCGCCTGATCCTCGACCAGGTTGTCACAAAATCCGAAGAAACCCGCACCTTCAGCCAGGTGTCGATCCCGCTGGGCGGCCGTGACGAGCAGGTCACACGACGGGATGCTGTCGCCAATGCACTGCTGCACCGCTACAGCCCGACGCTATTTCAGCTGGAAGATGCCGCCCGCCAGTATCGCGGCATGACGCTGATGGAACTGGCCCGCGAAAGCCTTGGCAATGCCGGGGTCAACACGCGTGGCCTGTCGCGCGACGAGGTGGCCACGCGAGCGTTGCATTCAACGTCTGACTTCCCCGAAATCTTGTCGGCGGTCACGAACAAGACCCTGCGGCAAGCCTATGACGCCTATCCCCGCACGTTTATGCTGTTCTGCCGTCAGGTTCTGGCCACTGACTTCAAGTCGATGCATCGGGTGCAACTTGGTGAGGCCCCGCAGCTGCTGGAAGTTGGCGAGAGCGGAGAGTTCAAGCGCGGCACGCTCGGCGAGAGCAAAGAGAGCTACAAGGTCAAGACCTATGGCCGGGTGGTCGCCATCACGCGGCAGACGTTGATCAATGATGATCTCGACGCCTTCACGCGTATCCCCGCGATGTATGGCAACTCTATCGCGCAGCTGGAGTCGGACGTGGTTTGGGGCATCATCACCGCCAACCCGGCGATGGCCGATGGCAATGCGCTCTTCCACAACAGCCACAAGAACCTGGCCGGCACTGGTGCGGCACTGGATGTCGGCAGCGTCGGTGCAGCGCGTGCTGCGATGGCCAAGCAGACTGGTTTGGATAAAAAGACGGTTCTGAATGTCCGTCCTGCCTATCTTATCGTACCTGCTTCGTTGGAACTGCGTGCCGAGCAGATGGTCGCCCAGAACCTCGTGCCCGCCGCGACCTCCAACGTCGTGCCGCAATCGATCCGGACGCTGGCACCGATCAGCGAACCCCGGTTGGACGCAGTAAGCGAAACCGCCTGGTATCTGGCCGCCAATCCAAACCAGATCGACACCATTGAGTACGCCTATCTCGAGGGCCAGCAAGGCGCTTACATCGAGACGCGCAACGGCTTTGACGTCGACGGTGTCGAGATCAAGTGCCGCCTCGACTTCGGGGCCAAGGCCATTGACTGGCGCGGCCTCTACAAGAATCCGGGCGCATAAACCGAGCCAATTCTGAACCTCCACCTCTGACGGGCGGTCCAATGGGGCCGCTCGTTTCGTTTTGCAAAGGACCCCGCAATGAAAAACTACGTCCAGCCCGGCAATACCGTCACGCTCACCGCGCCCTACGCCGTAACGTCCGGCGATGGCCTGCTCGTCGGCTCCATTTTTGGCGTGGCCGCCGGGGATGCCGCCAATGCCGAAACCGTTGAGACCGCACTCGTCGGCGTCTTCGATCTAAAGAAGGTTGCGTCCCAAGCCTGGTCTGCCGGTGATAAGGTTTATTGGGACAACACCAACAAGGAAGCCTCAAAAACCGCCACCGGCAATACGTTGATTGGCGTGGCGACCGAAGCGGTTGCGGGCGGCGCGGCTGATGTGATTGGCCGGGTGCGCTTAAACGCGAGCTTCTGATGACGGCATTTGCTGCAGTCATCGGAACACTGTTCAGCGATCCGAATATTTCTGTCGAGATATGGCATCGTGACGTCGAGGGTCAGTTCACACGGGCCCGTGGCATTCTGCGCCGTCCTGACGAGATCACAGAGTTCGGATCAGCCCGTCTACTCTCTGAGACGACACGCATCGACGTTCAGGTTGCAGATATCCCGGATCCGCGCCCACAGGAACAGATCCTGATTGGTGAGGAAACGTTCTTGATCCAGGGTGAACCGCGCCGCGACCGCGAGCGGTTGGTCTGGACCATCGAGTTGTGTCCGGCATGAAGCTCGGGTTCGACATCAGCCCTGATCTGATTGCCGCGATGGCAGCGGAGATAAAGGCAGGTGAAAAGGCCGTCAGCGCAGCTATGCGCGAAGCTGGCACGGACCTGAAAACCGCATGGCGCGTGCAGATCACGCAAGCAGGCCTTGGTCGGCGATTGTCGAACTCGATCCGGAGCCAGACCTATCCGAGATCTGGCGAAAGCTTGAAAGCAGCAGCGCTGGTCTGGTCGAAGGCACCCGTGATTGTCGGCGCTCATGACACCGGACCATTGATCCGCTCGAAAAATGGGTTCTGGCTTGCGATCCCGACGCCAGCTGCTGGTCGTGGCCTGCGCGGTGGCAGGATCACCCCCGGCGAATGGGAACGGCGGCGCGGGTTGCGGCTGCGGTTTGTCTATCGGCGGCGCGGGCCAAGCCTGCTGGTGGCTGATGGTCGGTTGAACAACCGCGGGCTTGGTGTGGCTTCACGGTCCAAGACGGGTCGCGGACGCAGCACGGTGCCGATCTTTCTGCTGGTCCCACAGGTGAAGCTTGCGAAACGGCTCAATCTGGCCCGCGACGCTGACCGCGCGCTGGCGGCAGTTCCGGGGCTGATCGTGGCGAATTGGCTAGAGGCAAAACTATGAGTGCGCGCGAAACCATCCTTTCTGCACTGCACACTCGGCTCTCCATGCTGCCTACTGGCGCACTGCGCGGGGATGTCTTGCCCGAGCGCGTCCCGGCTCAGGGGCTGTTAATTCTGCGCGACGGCGAGCCGGGTGAGCCGGAGGTGACGCTGTCGCCGCTGCGCTATCACTATCAGCACCGCGCCGAGATAGAGGCAGTCGTGCAAGGAACGAACGACCGTGACGCTGCTTTCGACACACTTTGCGTCAGCATCGGCGCGGTGATCACCGCCGATCGAACATTGGACGGCCTGTGCGACTGGGTGGAGGCGGAAGCCCCGCAGTCGGTCGATCTGCCTGTTGAAGGTGCGGCAAGCCTGAAGGCGGCCGTGATCAGAGTTTCATTGTTCTACACGACTAGCGATCCGCTTGGATGAATACCTGCAAGCTGTTCGGGTGCTAAGCGCGCTGCGCGTTAGGATTGTCGCCAAGAAGCAGCAGCAGAAGACACGCAAGGATTGGCGAAAAAAGTAGGCTTAAGACCACCCAACCAAAGGCACTACGACCACGCTTAGTGGCCATTCCCGCAGGCAATAGAATGTAAATCCACAGAACAAAAAATAGAGCTGCCAGCCCGATGATGATGGTGAAAACCGTTTCAAACATGGCAGCCCCCTCAAAAGTGCGCGTGATCTGAAACCCAAGGAAAATTCGGGTTTTGTGACGTCACTCGTCGCTTACAACGCTTTATCTGGTACAGGAGGAATTTCCAATGGCACGAGCTCAAGGGGCGCGGGCGCAGATGGCGCTGGCGTTCGAGACCACATATGGCACGCCGCCTGCGAGCGGCTTCAGCAAAATGCCCTTCGCCAGCACGTCCCTGGGGGCGGAGCAACCGCTGCAGACCTCGGAACTCTTGGGGTATGGCCGCGATCCGCAGGCGCCGATCAAGGATGCCGTGACAGCGGACGGGGACGTGGTGATCCCGATTGATGCGGATGCCTTTGGTTTCTGGCTGAAAGCTGCCTTTGGAGCGCCTACGACCACCGGAGCTGACGCACCCTACACGCACGAGTTTCACTCTGGAAACTGGGCTCTGCCGTCCTTCTCGGTCGAGACGGCCATGCCTGAGGTGCCCCGCTTTGCAATGTATGCCGGCTGCATGGTCGACAGCCTCAACTGGCAAATGGCGCGATCAGGCTTGCTGACAGCCACGGCCAGCATTGTGGCCCAGGGCGAGGAGATCGCCACGACCAGTGCGGCAGGGACACCGGCTAAAATCGCGCTGAAACGCTTCGGCCACTTCAACGGGGCCATCACACGGAACGGAGCTAATATCGGGAACGTTGTCTCCGCTGACCTCACCTATGCCAACAATCTCGACCGCATCGAGACGATCCGGGCGGATGGCAAGATCGACGGCGCAGACCCGTCTATTGCCGCCCTGACGGGTAATGTCGTCGTACGATTCGCCGATCAGACGCTGGTGACCCAGGCGATCAATGGCGAGGCCTGCGAGCTGGAATTTTCATACTCGCTAACCACGGGCGAGAGCCTGACCGTCACCGCGCATGCTGTTTATCTCCCGCGCCCGCGGATCGAAATCTCGGGTCCGCAAGGTGTACAGGCCACCTTTGACTGGCAGGCGGCGAGTGACCCGCTGGTGGGCCGGATGTGCACCGTCACCCTTACAAATGACCGCGAGGATTACTGACCATGCTGCGCTTAAACTTGTCCACTGAGCCGCGCTGGCTCGACCTCGGCCATGGCGTCCGCCTGCTGGTGGAGCCGCTCACCACGGCCATCATGCTAGCCGCGCGGACCGATCCGGCGATCATCGCTGCAGCAACGGATGCTGTAGGTAGTGCCTCCAACGACGACCTGGCCCGTATCGTGGCAAAGGCCGTGGCGCGCATCGTTGTGAAGGACTGGGAGGGCGTCGGAGACGAGGACGGCAAGCCCCTTCCTCTGACCCCTGAGGGGATCGACGCGCTTTTGGAGCTCTGGCCGATCTTCGAGGCCTTCCAGACCAAATACATCGCAGGCGCGCTGATACTGGATGCGGAAAAAAACGCCTGACCGCTCTCGCCGACTGGGAGTTCGGCGGGGGCGGTGAATATTGCGCGGCTTGTCCCTCCGTATGTGTGGACTGTCCGCGCGTCCTTCACAAACCGCTGACACTTGAGGGCTGGCAGGTCTGGGATATGGTTCAGCGCCTGGGCGGGCAGATACGCGTGACCGGCGGGATGAGCGGCGGCGCTGTCCTTGGCTGGGACATGGCTGCTGCCCTGCAACTCGGGGTGGCCCTCGGGCTCTCGCCCCTGATCATCGCGGAACTCCTGCCGCCGATCGAGGCGGTGATGGTGCGCAAGACAAACCAAGAGATTGAACACCACCATGGCTGAGAAAAAGGTATCCGTCCGGCTCTCGGCGACTGGCGGCCGGCAAGTGCGTGCCGAGCTGGAAGGCGTTGGTGCGGCCGGGTCGCGGGGTATGGGGCGTCTGAGCCGTGAATTGGACCAGGCAAACGCGCGCATGGCGGCCTTTGCGCGCCGGGCAAAGATCGCGGCCACTGCTGCGGCCACAGCACTCGCAGGTGCTGTTGTTGCGATGACCCGCTCGACGGTGGCTGCCGCCAATGAGATCGGCCAGCTTTCCCAGGTGGCCAATGCCAACCCGGAAGTGTTCCAACGTTGGGCGGCAGCCTCCGCTACTGTGGGCATCGAGCAGGAAAAGCTCGCCGACATTCTGAAGGATGTGAACGACCGTGTGGGGGATTTCCTGCAAACCGGCGGTGGGCCGATGGCGGATTTTTTCGAGAACATCGCACCGCGCGTGGGTGTCACCGCAGACCAGTTCGCCCGCCTTTCGGGGCCGGAAGCGCTGCAACTCTACGTCGACAGCTTGGAGAAGGCAGGCGTTAGCCAACAAGAGATGACGTTCTATCTCGAGGCGATGGCGTCCGATACCACCCGGCTGATCCCGCTTCTGCAGAACGGTGGCGCCGAAATGACACGGCTCGGGGCACAAGCGCAGGCATTGGGTGCTGTGCTTGATGCGGATGCGATTGCCGCCATGCGCCGCTCAGAACTGGCGCTGGTCAGCATTGGACAGGTGTTTACGGGCGTGCGCAACCGGATCGCTGTTGCTCTGGCGCCCACGCTTGAGGCTGCAGCCAATGCGTTTGTCGCGCTGGCCTCTTCTAGCAGTCCGATCAGCAAAGCGTTTGATGCGGTTCTGGCCAACCTTGACCGGCTAGCGATCTACGCAGGCACCTTCGCCACATTCCTCGCTGGTCGCTGGGTGGCCGCGATGGCCGCGGCGGCCTTCTCAGTCCGCGGGTTGGCCACGACGCTGGTGGTTCTCAAAGGTGCGCTTATCCGAACCGGCATCGGCGCATTGATCGTTGGTGCGGGAGAGCTGGTCTATTGGTTCACGCGCCTTTCGTCCGGCGCTGGCGGCTTCGGTGACGCGATGCGCCTCTTGAAGGATGTCGCCGTCGAAGTCTGGGACCGGATCAAGATGGGGGCCTCGGCTGCTGGTGCACGCGCCACAGCGATGTTTTACGATCTGAATGCCGATGCCGCCGCGGGCATGGCGGGGGCTATCGAGAGTGTCGTTGGCTTCGGCAATACGACCGCGAATACCTTCGAAGGCGTACTTCTGGCCGTCCGCGAAATCTGGTCCCGCCTGCCAGCCGTGATTGGAGACCTTGTTTACGCGGCGGCAAACCGCATGCTCGACGGGATTGAAGCGATGCTGAATGGCGCGATCGTCCGGATTGATGCCTTTACAGGCAAGATCCGCGATGCGCTGGCGGCTGTGGGGATCGAGACCACCTTCGGCGAGATTGGCGAGATCAGTCTTGGTGATATCGAAAATCCCTTCGCGGGGGCATCAGCGGATGCAGGAAGTGCTGCAGCAGATGCGTTCCGGCGTGCTTTTGAGGACAATCCTCTCACGGCCCCCGATCTAGGCTTGGACGGTATCGCCGCTGATGCACTGGCTACCGCAAACACCTACCGGCAGGCCGCCACCGACCTTGCGGCCGGAGCCACGGCCCCGCTCGCCAGCTGGGCTGCTTTGCGCGATGCTGTTGCGGGCACCGGCGAGGACGGCGCAGCGGCGCTGGATGACGCCACCGCCTCTGCGGACCGCCTGGCAGCGGCCATGGCCCAAGCCGGAGACGCCGTTACGGGTGGCGGCGGTGGCGGTGGAGCTGGTGGCGCCGCTGACAAAATCATCACTGGCTGGCGTGCTGTGTCCGCGGCGTTGCAGTCCTATGCCACGGATGCCCTGAACTGGGGCAAAGGTCTCGGCGAAACGCTGACCAGCGCTTTTTCTGGCGCGGAGAGCGCCTTCCGCAGTTTTGTGGAAACCGGCAAGCTCGACTTCAAGGGGCTGGTGCGCTCGATCCTCGCAGATCTTGCTGTATTGGCATTCAAGAATGCGGTGCTCGGACCCATTGCTAACGCGCTTTCGGGCGCTTTTGGCGGTGGTGGCTCTGTTGCAGCTGCGGTCTCGCATGCTGGTGGCATGGTTGGGATCTCCGGTCATACACGCGCCGTGCCCACAGCGGTCTTTGCGGGTGCGCCGCGCATGCACGGCGGTGGGACCGTGGGGGCGGCTGGCTCCTGGGCCGGGCTCCGTCCTGACGAGGTGCCCACGATTTTGCAGCGGGGTGAACGGGTGTTGTCGCGCGCAGAGGTCGCCCGCGGCGGCGGTGGCGCTATTCCTGTGGCCATAAATCTCAATGTCGATGCGCGCGGTGCGCAAATGGGCGTTGCCGAGCAGATCGCGGCCGTGATGCGCAGCGCCCAGCCCGAGTTTGAGCGCATTGCGGTGGCGGCCGTCGGCAATGCTATGCGGCGGGGACGCATGGCATGAGCATCATTGTGGAACTGCCGCGCACCTGGGTGGCCGGCCTTGAGCGGCGGTTGGTGACCGCCACCAGCCAGACGCAGTCGCCCTTTACCGGGACGACGGAAGTGCAGGATTGGGGTGGTGAATGGTGGGAATATGATATCGAATTTGCCGCGCAATCCGGACCGCTGGCGCGGTCAGTCTCTGCAGCCCTCACGGCGCTTGGCTCTGGCCGGGGGCTTCTGCTGTTTGCCGATCCCTCCATTGAGCCAAAAGGGCTGTCGCAACCGGTCTCACTGGCGGCCCCCATCACAGGCGGCAATGTCGTGCAAACGCAAGGTTGGCCGTCGGGCTTGCCGGCCCTGGCTTCTGGCGATTTTATCTCCATCGGCGCCGCGCGCGACACGCGCCTGCACCAGATCGCCTTTGATGTCACAGCAGACATCAATGGTCTGGCAACACTCACGCTCTTTCCGGCGATCCGCCGCGCGCTGCCCGCCAATACACCTTTGGAGGTGAACAGGCCACAGGTGCTGCTGCGCCCCACGAGTGCGGTGCCAACGCGCATTGAACGCGCGGCCCGTCACCGCTTTACCCTGTCAGCCCGCGAGGCGCTATGAGCCGGGATATCACAAATGACATGGCCACAGCGCTAGACCGCGCGGACCTGCAGCCTGCGATCTTTTTTGAGGGGGCGTTTCCGTCGGGCATGGTGCGGATCTGGACAGGCCCGGGGCCGATGGATTGGGACGGCAAGACCTGGACCGGCGTCGGCGTGCTTCTTGGCCTCGGCGCCCTTGAAGAAACCTCCGATGTTGTGGCCTCTGGTACGACAGTGTCGCTGTCAGGCGTGCCGCTCGATCTGGTGGGGCTTGCCATTGACGAAGCGCGCCAGGGTCAGGCGGGGCGCATCTGGCTGGCGCTGCTCACAGAGGAGCGGACAGTCATCGCTGACCCCGTGCAGGCCTTTAGCGGCCGTCTTGATGTGCCGGAACTGCAAGAGGATGGGCAGAGCTGCCGGATCACGATCAGCTATGAAAGCCGGCTCATTGATCTGAGTGTGCCGCGGAACTGGCGCTATACCCATGAAAGCCAGCAAGTCCTATTCCCGGGCGATCGTGGGTTTGAGCATGTGACAGCCATTCAAGACCAAGAGATCACCTGGGGGCGCGGTTGATGAAACAGAACCGCGTGCCCCATTGGGAGCAGGTCCTGGCGGACGCGATCTGGCAGGCCAGTGCGCGCCCATTTGCTTGGGGCCAGCACGACTGCGCCACCTGGGCCTTTGATCTGCACCGCGACCTGACCGATGGCCCGGACCATGCCGCACTTTGGCGGGGGCGGTATCGCACACCGATCGGATGCGGACGGGTGTTGCGCCGCCTTGGCTGGACAAGCCTTGAAGAGGGCGGACGCGCCTTGTTGGGCGACCCGCTTGATGATGTGCGCCTTGCACAGCGTGGCGATCTGATTTTGGGCGGTGCGCCTCAAGCCTTTGGCATCGTCATCGGCGCCAAGGCCGCTTTTGTGGCACCGGACGGTCTGGTGCGTCTACCCCTTGCAACCTGTCGTCTCGCCTGGAGGACGTGATCTATGCCCCCAGTGGTTCTTGGTGCTGTTGCTCTCGGGGGCGCTGCCATTGCAGCGGGCGGTGTCGCGGCGGCATTTGCAGCCACGGGTCTGGTTGGCTTTGCCGCCCAGTTCGGGGCCTCGATGCTCTTATCAGCTGCCGCACAGGCGCTGATGCCCACGCCAAGCCTGGGCCAGATGGAAATGAAGGCCCGTACGGTGACGGTGCGCGAGCCGGTGATGCCCCGCGAAATGGTCTACGGCCGCACCCGCAAGGGCGGTGTGATTGTCTTCCTGCATTCCACAGGGGCAAAGGACAAAGACCTGCACCTGGTGGTGGTGCTGGCGGCCCACCGCGTCAAATCCATTGGGGCCATCTATTTTGAGGGCGAGGAAGCGGTTGATGCCTCAGGGGTGGCCCAGGGTCGATGGGCGGGCAAAGTCGCCGTGGAAAAGCGCCTCGGTGCCGATGACCAGACGGCCTTTGCGGGGCTGATTGCGGCGGCACCCGAGCATTGGACAGATGCCCATCGCCTTGCGGGCTGTGCAGCGATTTATCTGCGGCTCACATATGATGCGGATGCCTTTCCAGGGGGCATTCCAAACATCACTGTGGATATCGAGGGCAAGGCTGATATCTTCGATCCAAGAACCGGCGCGCGCAGCTATACCGACAATGCGGCCCTCTGTGTGGCTGACTATATGGCCCATGCGACCTATGGCATCGGAGCTGCAATCGGGAGTGCGGACGGGATCGAGACGGACAGTCTGATTGAGGCCGCCAATATCTGTGACGAGGCTGTGCCGCTCGCCGCAGGTGGGACCGAGCCGCGCTATACCTGTAATGGCGTGGTCTCGCTCTCGGAAACGCCCAAGACTATTATTGAGGCGATGCTGACGGCCATGGCAGGGCGCTGCATCTGGCAGGCGGGCCAATGGCGGATGCGGGCGGGGGCCTACCGGGTGCCGGAGACAGTGATCACGGCAGATGATGCCCGCGAGGGTGGCATGACCCTGACGACGCGACAAAGCCGGGCATCAAACTTCAATGCGGTGCGGGGCCAGTTCGTGAGCCCCGAGAATAGCTGGCAGCCGGATGACTTCCCGGCCTATGCCAGTGAGGCCTACCGTTTGGAGGACAATGGCGAGTGGGTCTGGCGGGATATCTCGCTCCCGTTTACGATCTCTGCCTCCATGGCGCAGCGGCTGGCCAAGATCGAACTCGAGCGTGCAAGGCGGCAAATGAGCCTGAAACTGGCGGGCAAGCTGAAGGCCTGGCGGGTTGCCGCCGGAGAGACCACTTACGTGCACTACGCCCGCTGGGGGTTTGGCGGCGCGGCTCTGCCGGAGGGCAAGCCCTTTGAGGTTGAAGCGGTGCGGCTGGATCTGACGCAGGTCGGACCGGGTCCACGCTTGGCACCAGAACTGCTCCTCCGCGAAACCTCTCCGCTGATCTACGACTGGGATGCCTCGGAAGAACAGATTTATGCGGCAGCACCACGCACGACGTTGCCAACGGCTTTTGACATCGCGCCACCGGGTACGCCGCAGATCACCGAGGAGCTTTATGTGACGCGCGACGGCTCGGCGGTCAAAGTCCTGGCGCGGATCGCCTGGGAGCCCGCGGCCTCGGGCTTTGTGGACACCTATCAGGTAGAGACGCGGCGCAATGGGGGTGACTGGCTGGACCGGGGTCGCACCTCTGGGACGGTGATGGAGTTGCGCGACATCCAGCCAGGTCAATGGGACGTGCGGATTAAAGCGATCTCGGTTTTGGGGGTCTCGTCAATCTGGCGCGAGGGGGCTTTGGAGATCGTGGGGCTCACGGCGCCACCGGCAGCCCTGACGGGGCTGACGATCCAGTCTGCAGGCGGTCTTGCCGTGCTGAAATGGCAACGCTCCATTGATGTGGACGTCCGCGTCGGTGGCAATGTCATTATCCGCCACAGCAAGGAAATGGCGGCCACCTGGGCGAACTCCACGCTGATGGACCGGGTCTCGGGCGGTGAGGCGATTGCGGTCGTGCCGCTGAAACCCGGGACTTATCTGCTGCGCGCGGAAGACAGTGAGGGCCGGATTGGTCCTGTCAGCACGGTGAGCACGAAGGGGGTGCAGATCCTGAGCTTTGCCCAGCTGAATACGCTGGCGGCGGAACCAAGCTTCCCTGGCCTGAAAACCGGTCTGGTGGCGACTGCCGGTACGTTGAAACTGCAAACCGGAACAGATGCGGCAGGCTCACCGGTCGTGCTGGCGGCCGAAGGTCTTTATCAGTTTGAGAGCCTGCTCGATTTTGGGGCGCTCAAGCGGGTGCGGCTGCGCTCGGATATCCTGGTCGGGGCCTCGGCCCTGTCGGATTACATCGATGACCGCAAGACACCGATCGATGCCTGGGCCGACTTTGACGGCTCCGAGGGCGCTGAAATCGACGTGGTTCTCGAGGTCCGGGAAACAGATGACGACCCAGTAGGGGCAAACCCCGTATGGGGACCTTGGGGACGGATCGACAACAGTGAAATCGAGGCCCATGCGGTTGAGGCGCGGGCATGGCTCAGAACCAGTGATCCGGCTTTTACGCCGATCGTCTCGGAATTGCGGCTCATAGCAGATGAGGTGGTTTGAAGACATCCCGTTTATGCGGGGCGTCCCTTCGCTGCATCTCGGCTGCGCCTCAAACGCGAACGGCCGCACGACACTTTTATTGAGAAACGGGAAATCCATTTATGGCTCAGACCCCAAGCTTTGTGATTATCAACGACAACGGGGCGGCCGTGCGTGCGCAGATCAACCAGGTGATCGCAGCGCTCAGATCCACCAGCAGCGGTGCGGTAGAACCTGCGGCAACCGCGCCGGGCATGCTGTGGCTGGATACGAGCACCACACCGCCGACACTCAAGCTGCGCAATCTGGCTGATGCCGCCTTTGAGCCGCTGCTTGACGGCGGCGAATACTGACCGACACCAAGAAATGAACACGACCACGGGAGGCGCCCATGACCGAGCCGGGCTTTTTGGAAACGTTGAACAGCCTGTTTGGCGGGGCGGTGACCACACTGATCGGCGCCTTTACAGGGCGGCTGATGTATCACTCGGGTGAGGTCAAGCTGGGTCGGCGGCGGTTTTTTTGGCAAGGAGCTCTTGTGGGAAATCCCCGTGGCCATCGGCATGGCCATCATTGGCGAGGCCATCGCAAGCCACTTTGATCTTGGCCAGCCGGTGCGCACGGGGCTTGTGGCCACATTGGCGTATCTGGGACCGCGCGGGGCGGAGGCCCTGATGACGGCATGGCTTTGCCGCAAGAAATAAGCCGCGCTTCAGCGTGGTCATCGCTTGATGTTTAGCGGGGTGACGCCATCTACGTGCTAGGGAATGGATAAAGGGAGGCGCTTTCTTATGACTGATATTGCTCAGGTTCTCAGCAAGGTATCCGCGGCTGCTGATCCGGTCGACGTTCTGCGCTCTGCGGTTTTGTCACAAGATGGATTTTGGCCCACGCAACAGAGGGGCGTCGGGATCTATGAAGTTCAACTCTTCGGCGTGGTGGGCATAGGCCCGTCCCTATCTGCCGCAGCGGATAACTGGATTGTGCAAGCCAAAGAGTATGTGCGCGCAGCAGCCTAACGCAGGCGCCGCCTAACCAGCCCAGCCGGTGGGCGCAGCCTTTATTATACGACCAACACAGCCGCCCTCCAGGGCGGCTTTTTGCATGGGAGAGCATCATGACACCTTTTGAAATTGCCCGCGGGTATATCGGCACCACCGAGGGCCCGGGCCCCGCAAACAACCCCACCGTGATGGAGATGTACGCCTCGGTCGGTCATGATTGGGTGGAGCACGACTCTGTGGCCTGGTGCGCTGCCTTCGTCGGGCATTGTCTGGAGAAGGCTGGCATTCGCTCGACGCGCAAGCTGACGGCGCGGTCTTATCTCGATTGGGGCGTGCCCGTAGAGATCGCGGATGCGCAGCCCGGTGATATCGGGGTGATCCCGCGCGGCTCCTCCAGCTGGCAGGGGCACGTGTTCTTCATTGAGCGCATTGAGGGGGCCTGGGTTTGGGGTCTTGGCGGCAATCAGTCTGATGCGGTGAATGTGAAACGCTATCCCATCTCGAAGCTCCTTGGCGTGCGGCGGGCGGGGAATGTGGCGCCAGCATCGACTCTCTCCGTCAAGGCCGTCCAGCGCCGGTTGAAGGATCTCGGATACCACGAGGTCGGCAGTATCGACGGGATCACCGGTCCCCGCACGCGGGCAGCCATTCTCGCGTTCCGCGATGATCATGCGCTGCCGCTGGTGCCCATCATTGATGTGGCGCTGGAAGAGGCGCTGGAGTTTGCCCAACCTCGAGAGATTGCGCCTGAACGAGCGGCTGGCGCCCCAGAGGACAGCCGGATCGTGACGGCGGCGAATGCGCAAATAGGCCTCGGGGTTCTGGGGGCTGCAGGGTCCATCACCTCTCAGATCGCACCAGCATTGCGTGAGGCCGAACAGGCCCAGGATACAGCATCGCGGATCTTCGCACTCGCAGGCCTTGAGGCGTGGCTAACTGTGGCCTTGCCTTGGATCGGGATGGCGATGTTTGTCGGCGTCATTCTCTATGCGCTCAAGGCGCGCTCCGCCCGCATTGAAGATCACAGGACAGGGCGCACGCCATGATTGACATCATCAGTGCGCTCCTGAGTGACCTTGGCAGGCGGGCTGTTTTTTACGGCGCACTGGCTTTGGCGCTCCTCGCCACCCTCTGGATCGCCGTCCGCCAGGGCCGCCAAGCCGCAGCGGTGAATTTTGCCATCCGCCGTGCCGATGCGCGCGTCAGATCCATGCAAACCTCAAAGGACATCCGCCATGACGTGCAAAACGCTGACCGCGCTGATCTTGAGCGCCGCGCTCACCGCTGGATGCGCGATTAACCCCCGCAGTATGCATGAGGATTGCGACTGGGCAGAGCCTATCCGCCCGTCGCGTCAGGATGTTTTGAGCGACGTGACGCTTGCGCAGATCGTGGCTCATAACGAGGTCGGCGCGCGGCTGTGCGGGTGGCGCTCATGACGACCACCACTGTAACGGAAGGCCCTGCTGTTCTGATTGGCTACGCGTGGCGGCTGCAGATTGAGGCGGAGGCGCCGGTCTTTGCCGAGGGTGCAAGTTATGCGGGGCAGATCCGCGAACGGCCAAACGCGGCGGAGGTCTTGGCCACGCTCACCAGTGCCGATCAAGGGATCATACGGATCAGCGACACAGTGCTGGAACTGGTGCTACGTCCCGAGCAAACTGTAGGTCTCCCGCCCGGGCGTGTCGTTCTGGACCTTGTGCGTATTGATCTCGCGCCTGATCTGCATCTGGGGTTCTTGCTGGAACTGCCGGTCATCCTGCCGGTGACGCGCGGGCTTGCCCCATGAGTGCCGCCAGCTCTCAAACCGGACCCATCACCATCACAGCCCCCATCAAGGTCCGGGTAGTCACCGGGCCGTTGCGCATCCGCCTTGGCGGCCAGCCAGGCCCGGAGGGCAAGGTCGGTCCACCCGGTGACAAAGGCGATCAGGGCGATCCCGGCATCACCATCCTGCCCACCAACACACCTATCAACGGAGGCTTCTTCTGATGGCCAATACGATCCAGTTCAAACGCCGCCAGGCCGGCAATGCCGGCGCGCCCGCGGCGCTCAAATCCGGCGAGGTGGCCCACAACGAGGTCGACGACACGCTCTACATCGGCAAAGGCGATGATGGGAGCGGCAATGCCACAGCCATCGTGCCGCTGGCAGGTGCCGGCGGGTTTGTCGCGCGGGTGGGCAGCCAGACGATTGGTGGCGCAAAGACCTTCTCGATTGTGCCCAAGTCGAGCCAGGACGCCAGCAGCAGCACCGATCTCGTGCGCAAGTCGCAGTTCGATGCGGGGCTTGCGGGCAAGGCGGCCGCTACCCATGGTCATGCGATCTCCGAGGTCAGCGGGCTGCAGGCTGTTCTTGATGAGAAAGCTGCTGATGGGCACGGCCATGGCATTGCCGATGTCACGGGGTTGCAATCGGCGTTGAGCGCAAAAGCGCCCCTGTCGTCACCGGCACTTACGGGCACGCCTACCGCGCCCACGGCCACGGGCGGGACCAATACAACCCAGCTGGCCACCACGGCCTTCGTGCAAACCGCGCTGGCAGGCTTTGGTGCGGGCGACATGCTCAAATCCGCCTATGACGGGGATAACGACGGCAAGGTCGACGCGGCTGAGGTGGCTGACAGCGTGCCTTGGGCAGGTCTGACCGGCAAACCCTCCACCTTTGCACCAGCGGCGCATAGCCATGCCATCTCGCAGATCACCGGCCTACAAGCCGCGATTGATGGCAAAGCCGGACTTGCCTCGCCTGCGTTTAGCGGCACGCCAAGCGCACCCACGGCATCCAGCGGCACCAATACGACCCAGATTGCGAGCACCGCATTTGTTCAGGCGGCGATTGCTGCTCTGATTGATGCAGCCCCCGGTGCGCTGAATACCTTGAACGAATTGGCCGCTGCCTTGGGCGATGATCCCAACTTTGCCACCACGGTGACCAATGGGCTTGCCGGCAAATTGGCTGCGAATGCAAACCTTGCAGACCTGCCCAATAAGGGCACGGCGCGGGCCAACCTCGGGCTTGGCACCCTTGCGACGCAAGCGGCCAATGCAGTGGCGATCACCGGCGGAAGCATTACCGGCATCTCGCTTGATGGCGGCACGTTCTAAGCCCCTGCTTTGAGTTCCAAGTCATCCTTCCCTCACATGAGGCTGAACCCCAGGAGGTCCCATGGCCAGTACAATCCGTCTGAAACGATCCGCCATCGCCACGAAGGTGCCAACGCCGGCCCAGCTGGATCTGGGTGAGCTTGCGATCAACACCCGCGATGGCAAACTGTTCCTCAAGCGTGCGGATGGCAGCGAAGAGATCGTTGAGGTCGGCGCCCGTTGGGGCGCGTTTACCGCCCATGCCGCGGGAGCAAGCCTGACCTTCCGCTACAATGGCGTGGACGTGATGACACTCGATGGCTCTGGCAATCTGACACTGCTGGGCGATGTCACCGCCTTTGGGAGCCTCTAAACCATGGCGCTTCCATCGACAGGACCGCTCTCGCTGAGCCAGGTGAATACCGCGCTTGGCCAGGCTTCTGGCGCTACGATCTCGCTTGGGGACGCAGGCGTGCGCGGGCTGGCGGGCGTCGCCAGTGGTGCCATTGGGTTTGGCAACTTGCGCGGCAAATCTGCCCAGTTCACGCACACGATCACCAGCCATCAGCAGGAGTTGGACCTGCACAGCTACCTGCAAGCGCAAGGCTGGGATGGCACGAGCAAGGTCGAGGTGACGGTGGGCGCCGGCATCTACATCTGGTCGGATAACACCACGATCCCGGCCCTCGACATGGGCGGGGCCTTCCCTGGCGGGCTGACGCTGGTCAATCGTGGCTTCATTATGGGCAAAGGCGGTGACGGTGGCTACCAGCTTACCGACCGCACCAGCTATGTCGCACCGACATCAGGTGGTCCTGCGATTGGTCTGACCGGCCCAATCATCATTGATAATGCCATAGGGTATATTGGCGGCGGCGGTGGTGGAGGGGCTGCGGCAACCGGCAGCCCCCTCGCTTTCTTTACCACGCCCGTGCACAGCCCCGGTGGCGGTGGTGCTGGTGGTGGCCGCGGCGGAGCCATGCCTTACGGCGACACATCAAGCCTTGTAATGGGCGCCTTTGGCCTCGGTGGTGCAATCGGTCAGCCAGGATCAGTGGCCACGAATTCGAACAACTGGGCTGGAGCAACGATTCCAAGCCACGGCGGAGCCGGGGGTGCGGCCGGCGCCGGCGCCACAGCCGGTGGCGGTATTTAGGAGGATAAAAAATGGGCAGTGGCAGTGGTGGAGGTCCGCTCAAAATTGGTGGCATCTCGGGTCAAGGTGGTGGACGCATTCTGCCGGGCACCAGTGGTGGTGTCGGAGAACTGATCGCGAATGCCAGCAGGCTGAGTATAACTGTGGTGGCTGGTCAGCCGGACTATCGACCGACCCCTCCTTTTGGGGCCGCGTTCGATACGGTGTTTGCAGCACCTGGCGGCGGGCCGGGACAACCCGGTAAGGGTGATGCATTTGCGGTGTATGTCTCCGTAAATGCCAATGATGGAACGACAGCACCAGTAACACCGACGTCTGGCGGCGGCGGTGGATGGGGCGCCGCTGGTGGCTCCGGGACGCAGTACCTGTCTGACTTCACGGTCCAGAAAGGCGGCAATCCCGGCGGTGCTGGTGGTAAGGCCATCAAAACAAACGGCCATGCGGTCACCTGGCTTAGCGGGTCGGATCGCGCATATGGAGCAATCGGATGAAAACGTCCCTACAGTTCTTCAAAGATATGGGCGTCTGTAACGGTGCCTACGCCGTTCTGGAACGCGTGTTTGGGCAGGCGGGCGTGACCGAGTTTGATTACGCGCAAGGGTATGAGGTGATGCTCGGCATGATGGACCAGCTTGAGGTTGAGGCCGGTCAAAGCGGTGAAGCCGGCCATGACACAGCCCAGGGCTGGCTGCAGTGGTGCTATGATCTACGCAACCGCCCTGAGGCCATCATGTATTTTGGGGATCATATCGAAGAGGACGTATTCCGGACCACTGATGGACAGTTGCACGAGACGCTGGAGGCCGCGCGTGATCATGACCGAAGCCGCTACGCTGAATTGCGCGAGGACCATGCCGCGGCGCGGGTGATCAACGGGGTGCGGTTTGGCGAGGGCGGTGCAGAGACCTGGGAGGTGGTGGATCCAGCGCATGATGATCTCGCGGGCTTTGATGTATTCGTCTGGCATGACAGCACAACAGGGCTGAACCATCGCACCGACAGCGCGGCTGAGGCCGTGGCGTTCAACGACGCGCAGGCGAAGGTCTTGGATGCAATTGAGGCCGCAGAACAAGCGGCGCGTATTGAGCGCAGGATTACAGACGAAAGCGGGGCGTTTAGGGTTTGGGTCGTCGGCGACAATGGCAGTCCGCCACCGGATGCTGGAGGCTGCGGCTCGTCGTCCTCGTGA